TGATGTGTTGGACAGTATACGGCTCAAGCGGAATCATGGGAATATCATACAACGGCAGTCCGAACGGAGTTAACTGCACATTGCTGGTAAGCGCCCTGTCACCAAACACAGTCAAACGCTCAGCCACGCGCTCACGATAATTCTGAACCAGGTCGAAACTGGCAAGCAGAACACCATTGGCAGCCAACTGGCGACGATACTGTTCGGGCATCGCGCTCAACATACGGCTGAAAAGACGCTCGCTGATTTCAGCATTCTCAGCATCGATAACGTGACCGCCATCGTGAGCTTGCTTCAAAAGGCCGTCATACAACGCGATATATGAATCTTTGACATAGAGACTGGTACTACCATTCTCACGCATGTCAGATTCAAGACGAGCATGGCCCAAGAGATTACCGTGCCAAGCAAGTTCTTCGACATCATTAGCAGTCTGGTCACCCATCATGTCAAGAATGGTTGCCTCGACATTATCGCCTTCAATGTTGTATTGAGTGAAATTGTCACCAATTTCAAAAGGAACAATAATTTCCTTCGGAGTCAACGTGATCTTGCTGGTAGCAACACCGCGACGCAACGCGGGATCCTTGGCTTCAACAGCCGGAAGTGCCACGCGAGAATGGACAGCGATCTTGTCGATATCCATTTGCTCTTCACGGAAAGCTACCATACGAGAAAACTGACTCAACTTGGTGAAGTTGAAAGTACGACGCAGAAACATATCAGACTGCTTCGGGTTCAACTTACCGGCACTTGCAATCGCCTGCGCAGTGATGATTGCCTTCTCCAACATTTGCTCGTTCGGGATGCCCATTTGATTCCTCCGTTTGTAAATGTTACCTTGTGGTTTTTTTGTTATTTCACTTCACTTTGTTTTTCATCGGCATAATCAACGATCCCAGTGAAGAAATCTTTGAAAATACCGTCTTCAGCTTTGTCTTCCTTCTTTGTCACTTCTGGTTCATCAACTTCTTCCGACTTTGAAAAACCCCTAAATTTAGAAAGAGCATCTGCAACAGCTTTTTGAACAACTTCTTCCACACTCACTTCTTTCTTAACCTCAGTAGACTTATCAGTAGTTTCTTCTTTCTTTTCAACCATCGGTTCAGCCTTCTTTTCGACTTCTGGCTTAACCTCAGGATTAACCACTGGTTCTTCTTTCTTTTCAACCACTGGATCAGCCTTTTTTTCAACTTCTGGCTTAACCATGGCAACAGCGATCATTTGCTTGATCAACACTTTTTCATCTTCATCACCAGCTTCTTTCATCATGTCCTCAAGCCTAGTGCGAAGCTTAGCGACATGGGCAGGTTCACCAGTTTTCACTTGATGAGCGATAGTACCAAAATCTTTCTGAAGATCATCAAACTTCTTCTGAAGATCCTCAATTGCTTTCTGGACATTTTCGATTTCCATTTGCATCTCCTTTTGAAATTTTTGGGCTTCCTTCTTAATCAACTCTACTACTGTCGTCACTGTTTTTAAAATATTCTGCTTGAATTCTTCGTCACCAAGACTAGCCAATTTCTCAGCTGCTTGATTAACTTGTTCAAGAATTACATCTTTATTTTCAGTGACGTTTTCCATTTTTTCTTGAATATAACCTTTTTCTAACTCCTCCACCATTCTGCCAAATTCCGAATCTGTTTTCAAGAGAGAAGCTATTTCAGCTTCAAAAGCCGTTTCAGTTATGCCCAAAGCAGAACGATGTTTCTGCAAATGATCCATTACTTCAGCAGAAGCTTTTTGCCCAGAACGAGCACCATTAGCAGCAGCCCAGGCAGTATTGAGACCACCTTTATGTAAATACATAACACCATCACTAATCCAATGATGCGGATATTTCCAAGTAGATTTTTTATCAGATTCTCCCATATCAGCGTGTGCTTCACGAGGAAGAGTTGTCTTGTCAACACTACCCCACGCAGGCTCTCCTTCTTTAATCTTACTGTTATGCTGATAAGCTTTTTCTAAATCATTTGAATTTTTGATGCCTTCTTCAGATTTTTGTGGCTTATCATCAGCTTTACTTTTATCTTTTTCCTTCTCTTTATCATCACTAACTAGGGATTCTTCACTCTTGGATACCACTGGAGATTCAAGAGTTATATTTTGATTTGTAGATTCAGCAGAATTATCGCAAGCTGAAAAAATACTATCCACGATACTCTTAGATATATAGGCTTCTGTTACCCTAGCGTTGTCATTGCCAGCCAAAGAAACGATACTTGCTTCAATCAACGCCATTTCAGTAATGAAACGGCGCATTCCTTGACCTTCAATCTCTTTGTATTCTGACTTCAAAACCCTTCCACGAATACTAAACTTACTAAGAGTTCCTTCCTGTACTTGAATCCAAAGATCATCATAAGCTTTAGCCTTGGTGAATCTACACATCACCCAAAGACCCTTATCAGTTACTCTAGAATCCAAAACACGGCCAATAGTGGTGGCCGCATTATGATTTAAGAGCATAGTGCGATTAACCAGTAGATCGCGTGCGCTTTTTGCAAGAGCTTCAGCCGTGATTACATCATTATAATGATCTACGTGACTGGTACTTACAAAACCCTCGATAATGCGATCACCCTTCTTGGGTTTTTCTGGCTTATATTCATCAGCATCTGCGACTTCTGGAAGAGTTTTTTCTACTTCAAGAAAACGCTGAATTTCTTCATCATTCCATTCAATTGCTCTTGCAAAATTGAATGCACATTTAAACTCGAAGCTTTTATTATCCATTTTCTAACCCCTTCATCGAGTTTTATTCTTATGCCATATTTTCAGTATCATATCAATTATTCTCTTTTTCCAAAAACAATTCTAACCCTTCGTAAGCATATAGACAATGAATTTTCTATTCAACATTTTCTAACCTATACCCTCTGCGCAAAAGTTCTTTACGAACATTGTCCAAAGTAATAAATTCTTTAGACTCTAAAATATCCAAAAGAAAAGCTGGATGCATCCTGGTTAAGTCAACAATCTTCTTTATTTTCTTTTTTACTACTGTTTCAAGTTTACCAATATATTCTAAATGAATGAGTCTGCGATCAGAAAGATCAACTATTCCTGCATCAAAAAACATCGTAAAAACATCATTTTCTTGAAAAGTGTGTTCAATCAACAATCGCTTAAACTCTTCTTGATCAATAATTTTATGAATTTCAACAATACTTACTTTATCATCTTCTACGCGCTTACCAAAACCAATAAATTTCTCACTATTCAAAAGAGCTTGTACGATTGTTGAATCTTTATATAGTGAAGGCTCTAATACACCTTGTCTATCTAAAGAAAATGTCTTATCAATCTTCTGATAGATGATTTTTCTATCTTCTATCAGGTCGTTCCTGACTTCCACCATTGTCTGGCCTCGGGCTTTGTGCTGTAGGTGTTACCCTTTCAGGAGTATCATTCTGATTTTTGGTTTCCTTAGCCAACTGAAGACTAAATGGAATATCAGGTTCAATTTTATCGTATTTTGCTCTATCTATTGCTTTAAAATCTCTATTAAACAAAGTAGCCAAAATAACATCCGCCTTACGAGGTGTCATTGTACCACTTCGTTCACCCATGTATAGAGTGCGAATCAAGTCATCATTATCAACGAGATTAGGAGTATTAGTGCGAATAACATACTGAGCAATACCCAACAATGGCAAGAATTTATCATTGAAAAATTCATCAAAACTACGCCGTTCTGGATCAAACACCTGTTGTTCCGTGAGTTTACGCTGTTCTTTTATATCACCAGAATCAGACATGTCTCCAAGATATATTTTAGGCAGTCTAAAAGATCCACCTGCAATTTTTTTACTATTACTCTGCGAATATGTTTGAAACAAAGCATCTCTTATTTGAACATCAGACAATGGTTTAATTTCTATTTTGATATTACCGTTATCTGGGCCTATTCCTTCAGCATCCTCCACCAACGGTTCAGCTTCAAGCAATAAAAATTGAGAATAATTTGGATTTTGTGTGATATTTTTTTCAACATATTGTTGTATTCTATCTATTGAACCACTAGTCAGTCTTCCATGACCACTAATCAAAATTGCCATACTTGGCACGTTATTTCTAGTTATTGTCATATAATTGATTTCATCAGCGGAACGATCACCCAAAATTGTAATGAAATTACCAACCCAGCGAGGAATTCCGTATGGACTTCTGTTACTAAATAATTTATAGTGAATGATCGGATTAGCGCGTTCTTCGTCTTCCAGTTTCTCGCCCGGTTCTATTGGCTTTCCTGTAGTTTTACTAATTATTCGAGGATCATACGGATGCTTAAAAAATACAAATTTACTATTATTACAAATTTGAACATATCTTCTAAAATAAATAGGAACATTTACATATTCTATTTCAAACAAACCCGTATTAAGATTAAAATTCAATTGAGGAATATTTGCAATTGTTGGTTTTTCATCTGTATGTGTAATTCGCATAGTGGAAGAATTTACATGCTTAAAATGACCAGGAACCAACTTTTCTTTTCCTTCTCCTAAATCACGACTTCCAATCAATGTTGGAACTATTTCCCAATAAGCATTACCTGTATCTTCAAGATCTATTCTAGTTTTTTTTCTTAAATCTGTAAAAGATTCAGTAATAGCACAATTTCTTATGAAGTTTTTAAGAATAATTTCTTCTTCTTGTAAGCTCCTTTGAAGCTTTTTACTCAATTTTTCTGAATCTATTTCTGATCTTAAAAATACCTGTTGACCCAAACCATCAATATTATCTCGCATTACATCAAAACAACCAGGTAGTACCGTGCTGTATTCTTTTTGAAGAACAAGTTTCAAAAGATTAAATGGAGGTTCTATAATACCATGATTGCAATAAAGATCTCGAATTTCTCTAGGATCCTGATGAGAAGTCTCGGAACGTAGCTTTTTAAACTCGTTCCGAGACTTCTTATCAGCTTTTGTTAGAGCACCTTCAAGTCGAATAATCTTTTCTTGCCTAGCAGCATTAGTATCTTTTTGCTTGTCAGGCATTTGTTACGACTCGCTCTAATGTGAATTAAGAAATGTCCAAACAAAATGTGACAGAAGGATCAGTAGGTTTCCTCTTCCCATTCAACAATAAGCTGCTCTCCAGCGGTATCATTGATGTCTGCCAAGCTTGCAGCGACTGAAAAGCCAGTAGTAGAAAATGTAACTGCATTATTGATAACAGAACGAGTACCATCAGCGATTGTTTTGATAGCTCCATTGGTTCCAACACCAGGATACGCCTCGATTTTAACATTATTGGTGAGATTTTGAATCTCAGCCTTCAACACACCAAAACCATGATTGACCTGAATAGTTTTGGTCGGATCAGTTACGTTGATAATTTCAATAGCTTTCTTGAACTTCGTGCTAGCCATGTTCTTACTCTCCTTAATTGTTTATACACTTAAAAACAACAGACGTTCTCTGCTTGCCATTCTAGAAATGAATTCTAAAGCAGGGTTTGATAAAAGTAAAGAAAAAATCTAAACTCATTCAAAATACTCCTGGTTCTTTCTCTCTTTGTCTTATTTTAAATCTTTTAGTCAATCCATCCATAATATTTCCATAAGCATCAACTATATCTTTTCCTTCACGTGGAAAACTTATAAATTTGCTTACAACAGAGATCATTTTTGGATTTGATTCATTGTAATAAATAAAACCACGCTCAAAATCTGTACTATTCTTTTTAGCCCTTTGAATCTTATTACTAGAAGTGTATACAGGAAAAACATTCAATCTATTTTTTTCAGGATCTTCTGATTCTGAAAACTCTCTAACCTTCATAAATTGATAACCATTAGCTTCTATAAAACATTTATCAACTTCCCATTTTTCATAATACCGCATAATTAGTTTAGACTGACCAAGATAAGTTGGAATTCCTTCCCAATAATCTAAAAGAATACGAATATTACTTTTAGCATGATAAGCCATCACTATGATAGCGAATTTTGACATTTTTCGACGCTTCGCGGCTGTGCCTTTTTCTTCTAAAGAGCTTTGAAGGTCAACACCCTCATAAATCATAAAATCTTCAACAGGTATATTCTCACGATCATTAAAAGTGAAATTTTTAACTCCATCAGTAGTAACAAGTTGAGCGCGTTTAAACCAAGCATATTGATAAATTTCACCCTTCATCGCTCCTGTGCGACCCATCATCTGGCTGTCAAAATACACGATACCCATACTTCTTCTAAGATCGTGCATTTTGTCAGAAGGAAATCTTAATGGACTCCTACTGATATCCTTATTATTTAATACTCCAACAATTTGAACATTTTTTAAAAACTCTGGATCATGTTCTTCAAAATGATTATAAAGATCATCATTATGCCAACGTGTACCAAGAAAATGAACTTCTCCAGATGGTTGTTTACATGCAGGACGAATAGTAGAATACCAAAATCTCTTAACCTCACCTCTCATTTCTTCTGTTTCTGAATTCTTACCATCAATCAAGTCATCGGCTAGAATAAGATCCCAATGACGACCTACGATATTACCTTTAATTCCCAAACAATTAAATGTATTTTCCTTACGCAAAGGATTGTGACCAACAAGATTAACGCTGCGCACATCCCATTTATCACCCTGACATTGACCAAATATTTCCAAAAATCTTGGATTACTAGTAAAATGTCCTTTTATTTCTGTCAAAAAGTTCTTTGGAGTATTTTCACTTCGACTACATAAAAGAATACAAATATCATTTTTTAACAAATATCTAAAAATGCTATAGCATATTGTCATAATAGTTGTTTTACCAGCACCACGCCAAGCTATAATCAGACTTCTTTTACGCTCCATGCGAAATTTAGCCATAGCATAATGTATAGGCTCAAAAATAATAGGCTTTTCGTCTGTATGCAAAACAGCAGTACAAAGAATATCAAAACGATTTTCTTCTAACACCATTTTCTTTATTTTAGAAGCAGATAAAGCCCTAACTTTATTGATCTTTTCGATCAAATCGAACTTCATAATTGAAACAGGAGTGCGAACTCTTCTTCGAGATATTTGTTCTGCACGCTCAATATATTCTTTGGAAGTATGAATAGTATCTAAGTTCTTTTTCATTGTAGATAACTCACAACAACCTTACATTTCTTACGTTTAAACCAGTTCTGTCTATTGTCAAAGATATGTTTAAGCTGGTCTATATTCAAGTCGCCAGGATCTTTATCTTTTGGACAGCTACATATAAAAATTCTACAATCAAAAGCAAACTTGCTAATTACTGTCTTTTGAAGCGCATCTCCACCGACATCTCCTTCTTTCCAAACATAAATTTGTTTAAATTTACGATATATAGAAGCTTTATCCAATGGACCATCTGATGGTATTGCCACTCCAAGATTAGCAACTACATTTTTAAAGCCAGCTCTTGCCAAGGAAAAATAATCAAATACACCCTCACACAAATGTATATAATCCAAAGAAAAATCTATTTTATTATAAGGAAACACTATTTCTCTGATTTTAGATTGACCAGGATATAAAACTCTCTTCTTTTTAGGAATACTTGGATCAATGCTTCGTGAAATCCAAGCCATGAGTTCTTCACCTTTATAAAAAGGTATCACCACTGAATTTATTACCTTGGTTGCATATCTCTTTAGCTCACCATTTTTTTCTTTATAATAAATATATTTTCCAGAATTGCATTTCAATAAATCAAATTCATCAATTTCTTCAGGCAAAACTTTACGCTTTATAAGATACTTATAATAAGAATCATTCTTTTCTATAAAATTTGTACCAATTGGAAGTGCTACTTCATTGATATTTTTCTTTTCTTCTTTTAATTCACTCTTTAAGCGCATTGGTAAATCATAAATATCATCTTCTGCTATGTTTCCCTTTAAGAATACCTCAACAAGATAATTTATAGCTGTATCACGATCCATTTCCTTTACTAATTGCGTAAGAGTTATAAAATCTCCGCTCATAGAACAACTAAAACAATGAATGCTGCCATGCGCAGAAGATCCATCGTAACACAAATCCATACTTGGATGAGTATCATTATGATCTGGATTCACACAACGAAAACGTAAATTTTTAGGACCAGATGTGTAATCAACTCTCAAATGATTAAGCAAATCTTCCATATCTATTTTTGAACGTAGATATCTAGACGAAATAGTATTTACTACAGCTTTCTTTTTCATCAGTTCATGAATGGTGGATGATCTTGATCTTCTTGATAATCAGCTCTAAATTCACCAACTGTCTGTGTTTCACCTATAAATTCATAGCACACTACACGACCGACATTGCCTCCTCGACGTTGTTTCAAAATTGATATTTCAATAACATCATCATCAGCATCTGGATCTTCCATCTTATCTCTATACAAACCAAATATATTATCAAAACGCTCTTCAAACGCACCGCTATTCTTGATTTTTTCTAACTTTGGACGCTTATCACTTGTATCAGAAGCTTCATACTTACGACGTTGTTGAGTGGTGAAAAGAAAATGAGCATTAGTGCGTTTCACACCTTCCTGAATAAATTTTAAATTTTCTGCAATTCTGCCTTGATCCAAAGAAACATCAGAAAGATTTTCGTACAGATCACACACAACAAGATCAAACTGTTTCATTTCAGCAAGAGCCAGCATTTCGCTAGTGGTAATACTACCGTCATATATATGTAAATGTTCTGTATCGAATAACTCATCTAGCTGCTTCTTGATCTTTGCAAGCATCTTAGGTGTGATGGTCTGGGGGTTTTTTTCAATAATGTTGAGAGTAATCTTAGTGAGCGTAGATATATAAGTAGTAATTTGATCATGCCTTCCAGCTTCTAACGGCAACATCAAAACTCTTTTTCCACTTAACACACTCCTCATAACTATATTGCTTACCACGGCTGACTTACCATGCGAAGGACGACCAAAGATAAGAGTCATCTTCTTTGGTTTTAATCCTGTAACTAAATATTCATCAAGCTCTTTAAAGCCAGTTCCAACAAATTCTACATCATCATTAATGCTATCTTGAAGTTCTCTAAGATATTCTTCTTTTATCTTTTCAGGAGGTAATAATTTTGCTGAAACATTACTAGAAATAACTTTATTGCGAAGATCATCAATTGATTCTAATATTTGATCAAACTCTGAACCTGGATCTTCAGCTGCTTCTTGAACCTCTTGTAAATATTCCGTAGAAAGTCTGTATTTAAGTGTGTCAGTCTTTAAACGACTAACATGATATTCTATATTTTTGTTTTCATCCCAATGAGAAAGGATATTTTTAAGATACTTAACACCACCATAATCACCAACATCATCAGCAGTTGCTAAAAATGAATCTACATTAAATTCAGCATGATTATTCGCAAGTTTTTGTAGTATGGAAAAAATTATTCGATGCCTACGACCCATGAATGAATCTATTTCTAGTTCATTGGCTAGCCTAGCCATGACAGTTTTATTTTTCATCATGGTAGCTAGCACTATCTGTTCATTGAGAGTATTTACTCTCAATAACTTTTCTTCTTTATGTTCAGAGTTGTTCTTCACTATCACTTCTCTTTGAATTTCCCATCAATTTCACAAATGTATATCTGCTTCTAAAAATATCTACCATGCTTGCATATTCATCCTTGAGATCCTTTGGCTTAATCTGTGAAGTAATGAATGTGCTTACGAGATTATGATCTCTTGTTTTAACAATATTTTCGATAATTTTAATATCTTTTTCACTGTTGACAAGTTTCCCTAGATCATCTATACAAAGAAGAGATACTTCTAACAAAGCATCACGTTTTTTTCTTTCTTTATTATCGTAAATACCACCCTTAAATATAACGCATAATTCCTCAGACATTGTAAAATATGCACTCATCGGATTATCACTTCTGCTAAGAAAATTATTCTTAGCATTTTGCGCTTTTATCAAATCAATTGCGCGAATCATAGCTTGGGTCATCAGCGTGGTTTTACCAACACCTGTAGGACCAACAAACAATAAACCGTTTCCTTCTTTTAGATTATTTTCTAAATTATTCAAAAACTTCATATAGCTTTTGAAACTCTTTTTGCTTATTTCATCTGTGGACTTAAATGTTTTAATATCAAAATCAAAAAATCTACGAGGAACATTATAATTTTTCCAATATCTATAACGCTTAGATTTTAATTCTTCTGTGGTAAACATTGTCTGTCACCAATCCTTACCATCTTTCCAATAATCTTCATTCGTACCTTCAACATCGGCGTTTTCTACGCTTTCTTTCTGATTTTTGAATTGCAGCCAACTATAATAATTGCCGCCAAACGGAAAAACATTTGAATAAACTAAGACTTTTCCCTTTTTCTTGAAGCTTCTAATAACATAAATAATATATTCCTTGATCATTTTTTGATCAACTAAACTCATTTTTCTGCCAATAGCCTTGCTTACAAAATTATTAAACCTAGCAGGAAAATCAGTAAATATCTTTGCACTTACAGAACAACAAAATGCTGTATCTTCTTTTTTATAAACCTTCTTAAAATATGCAAGATAAATTCCCAAAAAGTCTTGTGCTGTAAAAACTTCTTTCTTTATATCTTTATCTTTCCATTCAACATACTGAGGTCTACATGATGGATTATGTTCTAATTCTACATGATCATCTACAAGATTTTTGTTTCTTGCTTCTCTATATTCAGAACGCTCTATTTCAGTAACTTCTGCACCAAATGCACTCAAGGTTGATTTCGTAGCTAGAACTTTAAGTTTTTCCCTAACTTTTACAAAATCATTAGATTCTATCAATTGCCTGAGATATTCAAGCAATTCAACACTCACCAATACATATCTTTCTTTTGATTTCTTCACACAGATCTCCTGACCGTGGAAGCATTAAAAAAATTCTTCAACTTTCTGCTAAATGGTCTAAATTTATCTATTTTTACATCGAGAAAATAATATGCCTTTGCGTCCTTCTTTTCAAAAACTTTACCATGATATACTCGCTTAGCGCGACCAATTTGCTGCTTCATTCGTTCTTCATTTGAAGCACTATGAGATGTAATGAAAATGCGATTTAGAATTGGAATATCTAATGCCTCATCGGCTATCTTTGAAATAGCAACTATAACGTGCAATTTTCCTTGTTTCATCAATTCTATAGCTTGATCACCTTCTTCCTTATACTTGTCACCACCAATGATTAACTTTGTTTCAATTCCAAGTTCTCTTATTCTTCTGATAAGTAAATGACAATGATCTATCCTGTCAGAAAGTATCAAACAAAAATTTCCTTCCTTAACTTCTTTTTGCATATATTCAATGATAAGTGTATTACGACGTTTATTTTTTATCATAGCACTAAGATAATCATTATGATTATTCTCAGGCAAACCATTTTCTTTAAACAAATCTTGTTTATACTTTCTGAGTTTTTCTGCCTTTTCCATTGGTCTGAGCTTTCGCATTAAGGCTCGTTGAGTATCATATTCATCTTTGAATTTTTCACTCCAACCATAGTCAAAAAAGAAATCAGTTTCTACTATTTTAACTTGAACTTCCATTACAGCTGAATCTTCCTGTTGCTGCAATATTTTATCATTTATAATTGCGATTTTTTGCCCAAACTGATCTTCAATTCGTATTTCTTTACCATCACGTCGTGTCATCGTAGCACTAACACCAAAACGATATTGAGCGCCAATAACATCTATTACTTTGTCAAACGTAGGAGCAGAAAAATGATGTACCTCATCGCATATCAATACTTCAAAACTATCTTTAAATTCATCTATTCTCTTTCTAAGAGTTTGCTGCATTGCTATAGTAATTTTTCCAATTCGATTCTTTTGACCTTGTATAAGACCAATATCTTTTGAATCAATATCAAAACGCTGTTTAATACGAGCCACCCATTGATCCATCAATTTCTGCGTATGAACTATAACCAGAGTTGGAGCCTGAATGCGATAAATAATATCTAACGCTATTTCAGTTTTACCGCTTGCACACACACCTTGAATTAACCCCTGCTTGCATCGTAGAGCCAACAAGCAGGCCATTTCTTGATCATCCCTCAGCTTGATACTGCCTGACGGTAGTTTTTTAAGATTGATAGGTGGAAGGCCAGATATGGTTTTATAAATTATTTCATAAGGAACTTTGTATGTGTTGAAAATCCTTTTGAGCTTTAAAATACCGCCTCGACATACACTCATGTATTTTTTATTTTCTGTACGATATCCGTATAGTTTTTGTGGCTCGCTATATGTTGGAAAACCCATGCGACGCATTTTAATATAGTTTGGATTATTGTATGTAAATTCTTGAATAAGAACTCTACGCACCTGTGAAGGCAGCAAAGAAGAATCAAAATAAATACGACTTTTTATATACAGCTTCAATGGATCCATTTTACCACCAGAAACAGCTGATTTTTGATAATTCAAAACGTGGAAAATTTAACTAGAAATTTTTATTTTTCTGATTCTCTTGATTTTTTTCATTCTAGGTTGAGTTATTTTATTATCAGAAATAGTGTTTCTATTTCCTATATCGTTAAACTCATCAATATCTACAATCTGCTGAATTTCATCTGAATTAAGAATTCTTTCTTTAACCTCATCACGCAGATCACTTTCAAGAATCTCTTCTTCACTCATTTCCATAATGATATTTCTACCAGAAGTAAGCTTCTGCAAACTCATAAGTTCTCTTTTGAGAACATCACTTAATTGTTTATTATCAAGAGCAACTAGATCTGTAACATCAGCCATATTATCTGCTGTCTTCAAAATACCAAATGATTCTCCCTTCGATATAATTTTATCATAAATCTCAGCTTTTGCTCGAATAGCATTAACCTTGGCTGTCAAATCACCCTTTTGATTTCCTTGAACTCCACCGCTATCACGCACCAGTAAATCAAGTTCATGGATGCAACGTTCCATAAACATTTTATAGCGCATGAAATTTTCAAACTTATCTTGAGTAAGTAATATCTGACGTTCTTGAAATAGAAGGGTTTTGTATAAAAAGATATAATCTTCTTCATTTATCTTTAAAAATTCTATAATATCTTGTTTTTCATATCCAGCTACGAGATATGCCTTAAATTCTTGAACACAGATATTTATCTGCTGTTGAGTAAGATAATCTTCAAGAAATTTAGAATCAGTAGCTTTTCTGTTTTTAAACCATGTTACGTCAAATCCCTGTATGCCTAGCTTACGAGCAAGCTTTATATCAAATTTTTTTCCTTGTAATGCTAACTGAAATGCAGTTGGCTCATCTTCTTTTTTATCTTTATCTTCCAAAATATTCACCTTCAAATTGTGCTATTATCTGAAGAAAATCTCCTGGTAGCCATTTTATCTTGCAACAAGGCAAATTTTTTTGCCAAAGAATCACTAAGAGACTCCAAACTCTTCTTTTCAGTATTAGCTAATTCAAGCTGGGCTCTCAAACTAATAACTTCTGCATACAAATCTTGTTTATTCCTATTTTCAAATTCATCTTCCTTAATATCTTTCAGTTTCGCAGGAACAACCTTTCCTGCCGCATCAAATTTGATATTTTTAGCATATTCATCTTTGGCTACAAATTCACGAGCTCTTTCTTCAAAAATATCTTTATATGCATTAACAGCTTCCCTAAAAATATTTTTACAATCTTTATAACCTCGCATATATGAATCAGAATTTAAAACATCACGATGTGTTCTTTTTGTTTTAAGATCAGAAAGCTTTTCAACACTAACTCCTCGTAAAGAAGCTAACTCTTTTTCTCTACGAGCCAATATAGTTTTAAGCCTATTAATTTCTTCATAAACAATCTTATTTGACTTAAATCTGTTTTTTAAATTTTTAAAATTAACAGCTTCTTGCATTGAGAGTTTACGTAAATACTCAGAAATCACTTTTTGTAAATATACTTCATGATCTTCAATCGCTTTTTCAATTTCATATAGACTTTCAAAAAGTTTTGGATCACAATGTACAGCTAAGCTTTCTTTAACCTTCTTATACTTTTTACGTAATTCTGAACAATATTCGCCAAGCTCTTGACGAACTATAGAAGTACGACACAAATAAAATGTCTCAATATCAAGATCTGGTTCAAACATTTGTTCCATCTTAAGGCCAAGAGCAAAACACAAACGATATAAATTGTAAGAGCTAATAAATGTCCTACGCTCAATTCCTTTAATTATTGCAAATTGATCCACCTCAAGCTTTCTACATGATCCAGCCATGCCACCAACTTCACTAGAAAGCTTGTCCTTAATTTTCTTCAAATTATTAATAAAAAGTTCTAACGCTTCATTTTTATCAAGAGGTACTAGCATTTTATTTATTCTCCAAAATCATTGCTTCAACAAGTTGATAAGAACCTTCTTTCATGCACTCCCTAGCAAATTCTCTATCTGATTTTTTCTTATAAATATTTTCAAGTATATCAGTATTATCGCAAAGCATATCTATATTGGTATTTATTCGTTTTACAAGTGAATCAAAAATCTGTTTACGAGCTGCTGTTCTATCTTCAATATTTAACACCTCAATCAACGTATCAAAAATAACCTTAAACGTATTTACATATACAACTGGAGCATAAATGCATGATGTCTGCATTTTGAAATCAGCTATAACTGTCGCTTTAGTAATTCCTTCAATTAACTTATTGCTATCAGAATCCATACTCATCAACTCCAATTAAATGTTCAACACTTTTACAATATTCAATAGCATTAAGAATATCTTTAACAAAAACTTCTTTTTGACGACGCTGCTTAATAACGAATGATGGATGCCAAGTGCCCATTACAACAAAGTTGTGTTTTTTATTGAAAAACATACGACCCCTTAACAAACCAATTTTTTTGTCTGTATTCAGCATAAATTGTGTACTATACATTCCAAGACATATAATCAATTTTGGTTTATACACTTTTAATTGATCTTTTAAATAGCTTTTACATTTATTTACTTCATCAATATCTGGCCTACGATTTTTTGGTGTTCTACATTTTACAATATTAGTAATGAGACATCGATAAAAATTCTTTTCTCTATTAAAAAGTTTACATTCTTCTAATACTTTATCCAACAATCTTCCTAATACTCCAATAAACGGTTCACCAATAATATCATCTTCACAACTTGGAGTATCGCCAAGTATCATAATGCCATATTTGGGATCACCCTTTTGCACGACAACTTTTCTTCGAGTATAACAAAGTTTACATCTATTACATCTTGAAAGATCTTGTAAAAATTCTTTTGAGTACATTATCGTAGCTCCTTGTCTACTAAGTTTTGTTAAATACGTTTTGAGAAAAATTCAAAAAGATAATCTCTATGAATCTATGGATTCAAAACTCTTTGATTGTGCTGACTATTTTTGATATAATAAAATGTAGTTTTGAAATCATCTTGATAGAAAATGACTGAATATGTAAAAGCCATACAGCTAGCTTCAGAACTAGCATCTAAGGGTGAATACGGACCAATCATATCTAAAATATTTCCAATTATTATCATATCTTTGACAGTATATTGGTTTTTTTATAAAGAATTTAGAGCAAAAAAATTAGCAGATATACGTGAAAAAGAAAACTTAGATCATAAAGCTCAGCTTTATAAATTAGCTGAAAACATGGGAAATTCCATAACAGAACTTTCAGTAATATATAACGCCCTCGATGAATTCATATCTAGCGTGGAAAAATTGGATATTAAACAATTTTGCATTGAGTCTAAACACTTTTATACTGGAAATGAAAAATATCAAATTGATATTAGAACAAAACTTGAAAGAATTGAAGCATTGGGTATAGAAATAAGAGAAAAAGCAAACATTAACAGGGAGTTAATTCTCAATGCAAAACACAACGCTTAAAAAAATCAGCAACATATTATACAAAAAATCACGAGTTATAATTGTTGATGATAATACTAAGCTTACAGAGATTGTTAAAAAGCATTTAGAAACGCAAGGTCGATTAATCGTAGATATTTCTGATAATGCAGAAGGCGCATTTAATAGAATAAAAATAATGAATTATGATATAGCCATAATTGATGTAATAATGCCTGAACATGATGGATTTTGGCTATTAGAACAAATAAAAACACTCAAAAAAGCACCACAAATAATAGTAATTTCTGGTTCATTAGATTTAGCAAAAAGCACAAAAGCTTATCAGTTAGGAGCAAAACTTTTCATGCCTAAACCGTTTTCATGTATGGAATTGATAGAAGAAATAAAAAAGATTTTAAACAAATCAAATTTACGCGATCAAAACTATTATGAAGCGAAAAGCGCATTCAATTTAACAAACATGATGATGGAAAGATATTTTAGTGAAAAAGCAACTCGTTAATCATTTTCCTGTACTACCAAATCCACCAGTTCTCTTATTATCTTCGATAAGCACATTTGACGGCCTTGTGTATGTTTTCACCATTGCCTGAGCAATTCTATCACCTTTTTTGATAACAGTAGTGCCAGGAGTATGTTTAACCAAGATAACTTTTATTTCATCTGGGTAATCTTCATCAACTGTTCCTGGAGAATTTGCAACAGTAACACCTTCTTTCAAGGCAAGCCCAGAACGCGGCCTAATCTCAAGATAATATCCATTCAGAAAGTTCTCAAGTTCCACAAAAAGTCCAGTAGAAAGAGCTTTTACTGATGATTGCTGCAAAACAACATCTTCTTCACCATCATAGAATAAATCAAAACATGCACTAAACGGTGTTTTATAAACCGGTAAATGTTTCTTGTTTTTTCCCTTATAAATCACTCTCATTTTTTATCTCCTAAAAATGAATACATTGAAGCTTCATCTATTGCCCCACAATTTCTTGTGAGCAAATTACATATTCTATCAAATGAAACTTTATAATGTTCATATATTTCTGGTTTATTTTTTCTTAGTACTTCCAAAAGATCATCACAAAAATCTAAATCAGCTTCAAGAACCACATCATCAATAAAATTCTCTTTTATGTACTGAGCAATTTGTTCAATAAGAACTTCCTTCTTAATCAAATTGCACCTCCTCTAAAATTCTCAAAGTGCATAGCGCACAAAAAATAATTTCCTTTCTTTACTGGATTATCACAACCATCCACACTACAAATACGCACACCTACAACTGGCTGCTTTATTTTCTTTGAAGAAGTGTATTTTCGTTTTTTCTTTTCTTCGGTCATGATGATCTCGTTACTAAGTCTATTGCATTTGCCTCCAACAGCTCACGAATAAAACGTGATTCGTAAGTATCTATCTTCCTACCAAAATACATCATAGTTGTTGGTCTAATCAAATGCAATCTACGACGAGCCCTGGTTATGCCAACATAAAAAAGTCTTCTTTCTTCTTCAAAATCTGTTCCTTCATCATCTCCTAATCTAATATAAGGCAAACATCCATCAGTAACAGAAGGAATTATAATAATGTCTGACTCAAGCCCTTTGGCTTTATGAATAGTCATCAAGACAACTTTAGTATCATCATTTTCATTCTTATTTTCAGATTTATCAGACATAAATGAAATACCATCTATGGCTTCATTAAATGTTTTATATGAATTCATCAATTCTAGAAAATAATTCAAATCTTGTTTACGAGAATCAATATTTTCATCAATACCGTATTTAAGAGCTATCATATTTTCAAGATAAAACTTCAAGAAACTATTAAAAGAAGTAGAACAATTTTCTTCTTCACTACATTCAATTAACAATTTAGAAAACCTACTCAATACAACCTTAGAACCTCCGTTGAAACTGTATGAAGAATTCTTTTGTATTTTTTCAATAATATCTTCTGCTGTTTTTCTACCAACCCCGCTGAACATTAACAAAAGTCTTTCCCAAGATACAGCATCTTTTATATTTACCATCACATTGATGAACGCAATACAGTCTTTTATGTGTGATCTTCCAAAGAAACTTAAATCTCCCTTGATAATATATCTAATACCTCTAGCGGTAAGTGCCGTTTCAATTTCATTAGACATAAAATTGGTTCGGTAAATAATATTTATTTCACGCGGCACAGCACCCAAATCAATGTACTGTTTCACGAGCATAGAAACAGCAGCAGCCTGCCTGTCGGTACTTTCAACAATATGATACTGACCTTTTTTACCGGGCTTCCTAACAGCAACTATGTTTTTTTCATATCCTTCATTACAGTGAGAAGCTATTACATTTGCAGCTAACGCTAATTCAGGAGAACAACGATAATTTTTAGTCATGTATAAATATTTAGCATTAGGAAAAGATTTTCCAAAATCAATGATGTTTTGAACATTCGATCCACGAAATTTGTAAATAGATTGCTTTTCATCTCCATAAATACTTATATTTCCGTGTTTTGCAGCCAAACGCTTAACAATTTCAAACTCTATGGTATTAGTGTCTTGAGATTCATCAACAAAAATATATTTAAAATTGTCTGCTAATATATCTCCAATTTTGGTTTCATGTATCAATTTATGGAAATATAATTCTAAATCATCAAAATCTAATTGATTATTCTGAAGCTTCAACGACTGATACTTTCTAATAACACTTCTAAGCGAAGTTTCATTTGGCATTTTATGATTAACACGCATTCGTGAATAAATGCCAAAAGTGAAACCTAGTTGCTTTAAATCAACATTTTCTTCTTTTGCAACACGCTTAAAGAGTGTTTCAGCTTCATTCGCTAAAATAGAATAATCGCTAGAAATATTTATATATTTTCCGTATTGACGCAACATTAACGAACAGAATGAATGGAAATTGCCAGATCTAACTGAATAAGCTCGCTTACCAATAAGCTTAGTCATGCGTTGCGTCATCTGTTTTGCTGCATTTCTTGTAAAAGTAAGCATAAGAATAGAATCAGGAGACACCTTCTGACATTCAACAAGATATGCAACTTGATGAGTCATTTGATGAGTTTTTCCACTTCCTGGAACAGCCAAGATCAACCTTACGCCTTCATAATCTAACAAAATCTTAGTCTGTTCTTCATTGAGACTTTTAGAATATTTTGCTGGTAACATCAATTGAACCTAAAAATGGATCACAATGATGTTACTATTGATTTTTTTGGAAAAAGACGGCGTGAGATAAGGAGAATTATTCGTTCAAGGCCCTACGAAGATCACGAGACATCTTGAAACGAACAACCTTTTTGGCCTTGACGACAACAGTTTCACCGGTAAGAGGATTGCGTCCATTGTGTTCCTTCGTCTGTTTCATGGTGAAACGACCAAGGGTATCGATGCGAATCTTTTTACCAGCCAGAAGCGCCTTCTGCATGATTTCAAAGATTTCATCGATAACAACTTCAGCATCCTTCCTGGAAGAGAAATACTTCTCAGCAACAGCCTTCATTATCACGCGCTTAGTGATAACATCGAGGGTGTCGATAGTCTTCTTTTCCTTCTTTTCCTTTGCAGTCTTTACCTTCTTGACTTCCTTTTCTGCCTTAGCAGCTTTGACTTCCTTCATAGTCTTAGCAACAGGCTTCGCAGTTTCCTTCACAGCGGGCTTCGTAACAGTCTTCGCAACGGGCTTCTTCGTGGTTTCGGTAGCCATTTGATTTCCTCCAAAGTTACAATGTAAAAAGCCAAAACCAACCACTAAAAGTTTTATACATGACGCTAGTGCTGAAAATCAAGCAAAAAATAGATTATTTTTAAAAAAAAATTCGGCAAACAATCAATATTCAGATTTTAATTTTAACATTTTGTAATTATTAAACGAATTTACAAGTTGGACAAACAATACATCCACTCATATCTGATTCTATGAAAAGAACATCATTATCAAAAAATCTTTTACAAACATAGCACTGATTAAAACCAAGACAATCTAAAACAATCAGTTTATTTCCACTATTTTTACCAACAGTATCCACCATATTTATACGCAGTTTTGAATTACACTTATGTAAATAATCATCCAATAAAAAAAAATTCTTATCTGTATCGATTTTTTTATATCTGTGCGACCAAATAAAAAATGTAACACTATTTCTATTAACCTGTAAGCTTAATTGATGATGATTATTATAATCAGATAAAAAATCAAAAAATTCAATCTTTTGATTTGAATAATTCAATTCAATTGAATCTTTTTTAAACAACGATTCAAATTTACTTTTATCAGAATTAGCATCTTGTATGGAATTAACAAATATCATCCAATAGAGCTTGGTATAAAAACTTTCTTCTTGATTTAATATCTTCGATTTTATGATATTTTTAATCAAATTATTCAAATCAGATGAGCCAAATAATATTTTTTTAGACAAAATAATATCACTATTAGAACATTTCTTCTGAAGTTCTTCTAAACAACTATGAAAAAATAAACTTTTAATCTTCATCTTGACTGGGCCAAACGATATTCAATATTGGAAAATTGCATAAATGTTCAGATTTTAATGAAAATCCAGCAGCATCTTTATGTCCACCACCACCATTAGCCTTAGCTAAAGCAAAAGCTCTGAGATTTTTAGTACGAACATCTATACTTTTGTGCTTAGTATTTACATTCAATATGAAATCAGGCGCTTCTGGTCGAAGTTCTTCAAAAATCTTTTCACAAACATCAGAAACAGATATTTGACTATAAATCACTAAGGCTGTCTGTCCATCTGAATTCGACATAAAATGACCATTTTTTGCCCAATATAAAGACTCGTACTCGACTTGTTTTGTTCTATCATCAATTATCAAATTTTCATTTTCTGAAATAAGATTCTGACAACCAAGCAAGCGTTTAACAATCTTTTCAACAAAAATTTGAAATGAATCCATATAACGAAGAGTATTTAATCTACGACTTAATTTGCTAGTGTGCTTCCACAAATCATAATCATTTACCAAAAACATGAATTCTTCTAATAAAAGAAATGATTTTTCAGTTAATTTTCTCTTTAAATCGTTTTTAAAAAAATCAAACATCAAATAAGAACCACAATATTCTATAGAATGTCTTGAGTTAATAGGAAAATATTTTAAAAATTTCTCAGTTCCTTGGTGATGATCAAAAAAGAACGTTTCAGCAGGATGAGCCAATAAAATTTTAACGGACTCTTCTGATTGAGGTGCTATATCTGCTATGATAATTCTTTTAGCTTTTTTGTTATATTCACACGTTTTCTTTATGTGATTATCTACTGTTTTATAATTAGAACTAAGAATAAATAAACTATCTTTATCGAACAACAATCTTCCCAATACAGCACATCCTGTACCGTCAAGATCACCATGAGTAATAAGAATGTTTTCCATCAATTCCTCAAAGCTTGATAACGAACATGACACACATTTTCATAATAAAAATCAAATTGGAAAAGAAACTCAGCATTCAAACGAATTGCTAAAGCTAATTCATCATCTTCATTGTTCTTAATTATTTCATAGGCTTCAAGAATTTCTTTAATTTTTTCTTTAACTTTCAAATCTATCTGTGTTTTAAAATAATTCCAGTTTTCATTTGAAACAGGAAAACCGTATTCTACTCGATGAAGAATATTTTTCACATCTTCTGGAAAACTCTGATAAAACAGATAATACCACATCTGAAACATTTCTGAATGAGTTTCTGTTTCTATGTTTTTTAGCATTTTTGATTTCGTTTAATACTACACACTTCAAACGGTCCAAAAAATGTTTTCTTTTTAACATCAATCTTTAAAAGACGTGTTTTATTGCAAATACAACATTCTTGCATTATGCAATCTTCCTCCATATTCAAAACAAAATCTTGATTATGCCAACAGCAAATATGATCTATGGTTTTTTTTCAACCATCTTTCTTCCATCAAAGGCAGCACCAATCAATACCAATTGGTGCTGCGACACGAACCAGTTATTCAATAATACAAACAAAATCAGAAAAATCAATTAGATAGTGGAACTAAATCAACTTGAGCTATCAAAGAACCAATGGTAGAATTTGCGGGCTTTACTACAAAGGAGAAATATATGCCAGCTAGTATGTATGCCATAGATCCTGTTAGCGGTAAGAAAAGATTAGTAACCGGAAAAGAAGTTCCGCAGTCATTCGATCAACTAAAAGATAAAGGAATAGATGATGGAGGAAAATCTCCTGATCGTTGTTTATCTGCAAAACGTATTCACAAACTTCTTAATTTAAAAGCTGAAAAAGATCACTCACACGAATATATGCCAGTCAAAAGATACAGAAATTTAGATCTAACTCAAGAAGCCATAATTGAATTAGAAACTGTAGAAAAAGATACAATTTGGACTTTAGGAACAATTTTATCTTCTTCAATAGAAGAAGTTACAGTGCAACCTGTGATAAAACTTATAGATAATGATGGTGATGTATCAAATGAAACAACATTAGACTTCACTGAGTCTCTTCAATGTAGCGGATTTAATGGTTTTCCAAAAAGTACAGCCAGGGGAGATACTTTAAAATTACAGATAGTAACTCCAGCAACTGCTAACTTATATAAGATAAATATTTTATTGGCTTGTTGGTAATGAATTCGTATTTCAAAACAAGTAGCGAAAAACTCGCTTTGCTTGCAACAACAAATTAAGGGGGAAGTATGTCAAGGTTTTGTTTGAAAAATCGTGTTTACATTGTCGTTGGAAAGAATAATCCTGCGGTGGACGCAGGTAATGTTCAAGCAGCACTCAATGATATGAATGATGGGGACGTTCTCAAACTAAAGGGGACGTTCGACTTTGGTTTGCAGGGTGTTAACTGCATGACCGAAGAAATCATCATTCAGGGCATTGGAATTCCGGTTATCAAAAACGCATTTTATGGGTTCCGCTTTGGTGGTGATCCAACTGCATTCTTTTCGTCCCCAACTTCGCACCCATGGCTCGAAATGCACCATATCAAATTCTTGAATCCCAAAGGTGCAGCTATCGCAATTCTGGGAACGACTGGTGGATCAATTCATCACTGCGATTTCGAAGGTGGTTTGCTGGACGAACAGTGGAAGACTGTTGGATTCCCTCCGCTTTGCAGTTACATTCAAATGACTACCATTCCGTATTCGTTCAATTCGACAGACATCGCATGGGATTTCACGGTTTCTCATTGCACGGCTGATGGTAAGGCTTATGAAGTTGCAGGACCGTCTGCACCTGCAAGACTCTCAAGTACAACTTGGACCGACAATCTGAACCCCGGTATGGTAACAATCACGCCCGACGTGAATGATACTCTTGCACTCACAGTTAATGGTGATGCTCATGAAGTAGTCATTCCTGGGGATATGACTGGTTCAGCAGCTCTTCTCGATTCTGCTGTTTGGGATCCAAATAATCCCATTACACTAACTCCGACTTCAAATCGTCTGAAGCTGAAGTTGATCGACCCTCGTGGTACTCAATATGTTGAAACCACATTCCCGCTTACAGAAGTGCAAGCTGATGTGGGATTCGTCCTTTCATCACCGTGGGCAGAATTTACCGTTCCCAATACGGTAACCATCGTTGAGAGTGTGAACGACGTTTTGTGTCTGGGTGTCAATGGTAACGAATTTACCATGACACTTCCGGCTGGTACTTACAGTAAAGAGGATATGCAGATTCAACTGCAAAATTCTCTTGAAGCTGCGGCTGCACCAGCTAGAGCAGCTATTTATGGGGCTGATGGTATTTATCTCCTTACACTGACCATCGGTTCTTCTTCAACAATCACTGTTGTAGACAGCCCAGTCAATACAGCAGCAGAAACCCTCGGGTACACTCTTGGTCAAACGGGTACAGGTGTTGATGCAGGTGAAGGAAATACACCGTACACTTTGTTCCAAGTTCGTTACGAAATAAACGCTGCATTCGGAACAGCAGATATTCACATGTCTGTTGATGCGATGGTGGATGATATTGCAAATCCATACCTGCGCATCAGAAGCAACGCAATCGGGTCTGATGTTTCTATCACTGTTGTTGCAGCTTCCGAATATGATTGTTCAACTCTACTCGGTTATACCATCGGACAAGAGGCTGTTGGTGTGAACCCCGGTGTTCCCGCACCCAAAAACTATACTCTCGATGAAATGGTTTCTACACTCAACCAATTGATGGTTGACAATACAGTTCCAGTTACTTGGGAACACGATGGTTGGGAACCCGAAAATGATTTCCTCACCTTCAAAACCAATCTTATTGGTGATGCGGCATCAATCACTATCACCGCAGCTTCCGAAGACGATGCGGCTTCTACTCTTGAGTTCGAGGTTGGTCAAACATCCACGGGTACTACTGGGGCACCGGGAGCAGTGGAATTTAACGGTTCTTGGTACACTGGTGCAGCAGTCTTCTGTCTTTGCGCGTTGACCGATCTGCGACTCAACTTCATTCACAATAACCCGGTCAACAATATGTTGGAAGCTATTCTGAGTTCGTTTGGTAATAGCGATCGCGTTATAGCTTTTGCAAACCAGGGAGACATGGGTTCAATTGGTTGGGGTTACAACGCCCTCATCATTCATGGTTTCGAGACCTTTGAGACCAGTGTTGTTCAGAATTTCTTCCGTGCCTCAAAGGATCTGGACATTCCGGCTGGTATTATCCATGTGGAGTGTAGCAACTCGCTACTCCGTGGAAACCAAGTTACAGCTTACAACTGCAACAATGCAATTACGATCTGGGGGTCCAATAACACCGGCAAAAACAATCGTGTTATCGGAACAGGGTATGCTGGAATGGTGATCATGGGTGATGCTGGTGGAACTGTGTCCGAGAATAATATTCTCGATAAATGCGAAGTGAAAAACTTCGATTCCACTTATGACATCGCGTTGTGGGAAGGGGCCAACTACAACACCATTCAATCAGACGAGATTGATGATGAGGTGTATGACGCTGGTGTGGGAAATGTAATTCTCAACGGGACCAAACTGCCAGGTGTTATTCATCGCGAATTCATCACACGCATGAAAACTGAACGCAGCCAGTTTAATGCGTTCAAACGTCTCTATAACAAATACTGCTGATCATCTCACTTCCACAAATATCTTATTATTTTACCCGCCATAAATGGATGCTGTAAAAATACCGTACCTAAACTAATCGAATCCGCAACTGCACCCATTATCACTGCGTCTTTGAAAGAATAAATACCTCCACCACCTATCACTGGCAATCTAACTGTATTTTTAATGCGTAGAACCGTTTCTAAAGCTGTTTCAAAAATAGGTATGCCTGATACTCCACCGCCGCCAAATTTAGACAATGGCGAGGTTCTAGAACCATAAACGACTGACCATGGTATTGTATTTATGGCATCAATAGCGGCCACAAAACCCGATGATTCTAAAAACTTCAAAATATAATCTGAAACATCGTAACCAACCTTTACAATGATTGGCAAATTTGTGTTTTCTTTGATACAACAACAAAAATGCCAAATTTTATTTGTCTGAAATTCATTGCAGCAAACATTTGGACACGATGAATTCAATTCTACAGCTATAAGATTACTACATTTATCTATAAGTTTTGCAGTTCTAGCTACTTCACGAATTGCTGTATCAAAATCATCTTCTGGATTTGGAGCTATAGATATAATAATTTTGTAATCATTTTTTTCTATGATTGGATAGCATTTATTGACCCACCAATCAATTCCTTTATTACTTAACCCAAAAGAATTAACTGTTCCATTTTCTAAAAATCTGAATGTCTGCCAAGGTTTTATTGATCTAAAATTTCCTAATCTTGCTCTTGGAGTAATTGTTTTCGTTATAATTGTGATTTTTTTTACATCTATAACGTCAAACCACCGCAAAGGCCATTCCCAAAACCAACCTCTACCAGTATAAGCTAATGAACCAGAAGCAGCCACTATTCTAGATATCTCTTTTCCATTTGAAAGTAACATAGATCACCACATATTGAATTTATTAGAAACTCTATCAAAAACAAGACTTCCACGTATATAAGTAGCATCAACTACATATTGTAATTTTGTGTCAGAGTATGGAGACCAACTGCATTTTGAAAAACCACCATCTTTAGGTATAGATACAGTATCTCCTAATTTAACGGGAGATACTATGCTAAAATCAGCATCTTTTCCAATCGCTAATTCTCCCTTTTTATGAAAATTCACTATTTTTGCTGGATTTGTTGCATACCAATGAGCAATTTGAACCATAGAATGATGCTTAATAAGCATTATTGGCAGAATATATTGAATAGAAGGAAGTCCAGCAGGAACTAAATCAATTCTATTGCATTTTTCTGCAAGCAAGTGTGGAGCATGATCAGATGCAATACAATCAATTGTTTTATCGTACAATGCATTTAACAAAGCTTCATTATCTTGCCTTTTCCTTAAAGGAGGATTCACCTTATAAATATTTTCTTCAGCATTATCTTGATTCAAAAAAAGATGATGCAAAGTCACCTCACAGGTAATTAGATGAGCTATATTCGGTCTTTGTCTTTTAAAATCTTTGATTATTTCAACTTCCATTTCTGTTGAAACGTGACAAATATGTAATCTCGCATTGTATCTAGCAGCACACACTAAGCAATCTATAAGAGCATTCCTGATTGATTCTTCGCTGCGTATTTTTGAATGCGATCCAAAGATCAATTCATTTTGTCTGATTGTTACTTCATCTTCGCAATGCACAGCGATAAGAGTTTTTTGTCCAAATAATCTAAAAATTTCTTCTACATCTTTAAAATTATTGTATAGTTCTCCGCTTTTAGAGAGATACAATTTTATTCCTACTATTCTTGGAAGTAATTCTTCAATATTATTAAGATTTTTTATATCTTTAACACCCAAAAAAAATCCATAATCGCAATATCTTTTTGCTATGGCTATCGCAAATTTTTGATCAAGAGTTATTCTATCCACTGTTGGCGGATCATTATTGGGCATATCAACTATACTAGTAACACCTCCTGCTAATGCTGCTTTAGTACCACTTTCAAAATCTTCTTTATGGGTGGCTCCAGGATCTCTAAAATGGGTATGAATATCAACGCAACCAGGAAAAACAAACCCACCAGCACAGTCCAAAATATCTCCAGAATACTCATTGCTATCTGTAAAGCCTTTGATTTTACCATATTCAACCACCATGTTAGTTTCGTGAATTCTATCCCATAGTACTAATTTTCCATTAGTAACTAGCATGAAAAACTCCAAAAAAATTATGTTCAAATGATGTTTTTGTTTCAAACTACGATAGAAAATTAAAACTTAGATATCTCAAAATCTTAATATTCCATTGCAATTCTGATTCTTTCAAGCTTATGTATCCAACAGAACAAACGCTACTACCTAAACAGTTTGCTGTATTGCAACCAGTTCTGTAAAATCCATCTTCATTTCTTCTAGTTTTTGCTTTTGAAAGACAGAACGGACATGGAAGAAAGAATTTAATTCTTTTCTGATGATTGATCTTGAACAGTTTTATCTTGCGTAGCTTCTCCAACAGCAACATCCGTACTTACATCAGCCGAAGCATCCTGAGTAATAATAGCATCAATTTTCAAAGATTCGCCATCTTTCTTTTGTTCTGTACAGCTAAGAACAAAAATGCACATAGCGGTGAAAAAACAAGCACACATCGTTTTTAAGAAATGATCTTGAATGGACATGTTTCAATCACTCCAATATTAAATCCGACAAAACAATAATCCATTTTAAAATAATTAGCAAATACAGAATTATCTAGCCAATTCTCGCAATTTTAAACTTTCAATTCCAAAATTAGTCCAGCGCAAACCCCACTGAGATGGATGTTCACACAAAACCAATTTTTCACCATTAAAGCGATGCCAGGCGTTATCTTTGAATGTAGAAAATACTGGCAAATTACTAATTTTTTCTATAACAAGAATATTTGATTCTCCACAAACATCCAAACTATCAATAGATTTCCAATAGTATGTAGACACAATTGGATTATTCATTATCTTCTCACGATAAATTCATCTTTGAATGAAACCACCATGGATGGAACGTATCGTTTTTTGGTATGCAAAAAAACTAAATTATTTACTGTTTCTATTTTGATCACCGGAGCGTATTGATCTACAGTTTCTATCCAATCTCCAATTTTAATGTTGGTTGCAAGAACCTTCTTCACAACTCCACTCTGCTCTTCAAAATATATTGTTCTGTTTTGACTCCTGCATGCCTAAACATCGCAACAGCAGCGTGCGTCATTGGCATATCAGCATATTTATTTTCAAGATAGATAATCCGTTTAATACCTGCCTGTATAATAATTTTAGCGCATTCATTACATGGAAACAGAGTACAATAAAGAGTGCAATCCTTGGTAGAACCATTGCTGTTCAATATTGCATTTACTTCTGCATGAACAACATAGGTATATTTGCTGCGAAGCATTGAATCTTCCATGGTATCAGTTGGATTGATACCATCTTTTCTAGTCCAAGGAAATAATTGATCGTCACAACCTCTTGGAAAACCATTATAGCCCAAACCAACAACAATATTCTGATCATTAACTATAACTGAACCAACTTTTGTATCTGGATCCTTAGATCTCAAAGCTATCAACTTAGACATTAAGCAAAATGTATCTTCCCAACACAAATGAGTGTTTCCTATCGGCTGAATAGTTCTCAATTTTATTTCTCCACTTCATTATTCAATGCGCATTCTAATTTAATTGCCGCTTCTTCAAATGCCTGATGTTTCGCAAAGTAGAATTCTGAAGATTGTCCGTACGGAATACTACCACTTTGCGAAACATTTAAGTATCTTTGTGATTCTTTACGAAAATGATTCTGTAATTGTTTCAATGTATCTTTAGAAATTTCCATTTTTAACCTCAACTAAAATTTTTTGTTTAAGTTCTATGGAATCTTTTGCTTCTATTCTTTTACCATTCTCTAAAACGGCATAGCATTTGCTTATTTTATGTCCACAACAAGCATTCGCCACATGAGGCAAATCAGAAACACAATAATCATGACCTTTATGATTAGGAGATTTACCACACATCGGGCAGGCTCTCATTCTATCTTTATCTAATTTTGTGTTATCTGAAACATACTTCCAAGAATTGATTTCAGCATCAAACCAAATCGCATGACCATTATGATACGCAATCATTGCATTTGCAACCAGAAACTCACAAGATAATACTAGTCTACTCTTGATTGTTCAGAAAAATCATTTTCATCTTCCGTTTCCCCAACAATCAAAAACATTTTTGCATAATTCTTCAACTTTTCTTAAATCATCGTAGCTGAACATCTTAAATTCAAACTTGCAGTAGAACGGCAAACTAGCCGCCTTCTTAACATAAAATTCTTCATCAATAGCTACTTGATTTCCATTTTCAAACCACCATTCTGAAATGTGTCTTCCAAATGGTTTAATCCTACCGTGCAAAAAATCAAGCACAGCCTGAATACGATTATATCCATCAAGAAGAATCAAAGATGAATTATTTTTATATCCTATCCAATAATCACTTCCATTCCAACAAATAACATTATCTACAGATCCAAGCGTAGCTATTACGTTCTCTATATATTTTTCTTTATGCGCATTCGTCCAATCAAAACTATGTCTAAAATCCGATTTTAAAACAAGTTTTCCAGATTTTTCAATTAAAAATTGGTTTTGTTTTTTCAACCAAAAATCTAAATATCCCCAATCTAAAGAAAAACTATTCGGTGATTGAGCAATTTCTTTTTTCTGAAATAGAAACTTATCCATATTATCTCCTGATCATGGAGCACTTGGAAAACAACGTCTAGATTCGTCTGCTTTTTCTTTTCTTAAACAATTCTGACAAATATCAGTATCAGATCCATTAAAGAACCAATTTTGCTCATGCAAAATAACACGAGTTTGTTTTGGATTTTCTGTCTTTATCATTTCGCCACAAGAGTCACACATAATGTACGATATCACCATCAGTCACCCCCTAAAATGCTATGCCTTTGCTCAAAAGCTGTGAAACAATATCTTGTACTTTATGGAAATTAGGATGCTCACTATTTCTGTGAAACAAATTTTTGCTAAGCCAACCTGGATTGCGTCTTTTATGATCGGGAACATCCATTCCTTTAAGCATGATTTCAAGTTTGTCCAACATTTCATTCTTATTCATGATTTCTGAAAAAACTCCTCTGAAAAATTATCATCATCAACTTCTGATTGCTTTCTTTTATTTTGGAAAATTTGAAATTTAAATTCATCTTCGATGCCGTATTCATCTTTTGCGTCTTCCATCTATTCTCCTACTCTAATTAAGTTTAATAAAAACCAGGAGTTAGTGAGAAAAGTGAGTATGACATGCCAACTCCTGGATTTTAAATCTGGATGGGGAGATTCGAACTCCCGACTTTCTGCTCCCAGAGCAGACACGCTACCAAGCTGCGCTACATCCAGTTTTCAAACAATCAAGGATAGCACCTAGATTTTACTAGGTGCTATCCTCCACCCTCGTGCCGAAGGGTTTCTAAATAATGGAGGTGTCGGGAATCGAACCCGAGTCCGAAGAAGCATCCACCAAGACATTTTTACAGGTTTAGGCACTCTGAGAACGACACATCAGAGCGAGTACCAGACTCTGAGTGGGTTGCCAGATTTACTGGCTAGGTGCTGGGAATTTACTACAAACCTTTTACCCAGCTTCAGGTTTGCAGGCTTATCTCACTAACTGGAAGCCATCCCAGTAGCTAGTCTCTAATGTACGCAACCATCCGCCTAGAGACCTCGGCAGCGGTCACGGCTACTCAAGCAGCTTTAGCGTATTCGTCGGCACTTATACAGTGCGGTCGGCTTTTTAACGAGGCCATCCGACCAACCCCGACCTGTGTCGTTAGATTCCGCAGTCCCCGTCGAAACCAGGTCACCCCCAAATTTTCAATCAACTAAGGAGGGAGTGGGATTCGAACCCACGGACCATTTCTGATCACCGGTTTTCAAGACCGGATCCATAAACCGCTCGGACATCCCTCCATTGAATGAATACTACATCAAAAAATGGAAAAAAACTGAAAATTTTTCATTTTTCTTTTTTCAAAGCATTAATGAAATTTCATCTATCTTTATGTAAAATATCCCATAAAGCTAAGAAAAGAGATTCGTTTTCATTATTAGTATCAACAGCAGTTTGAGTTTTGCTAGTTACAATTTTTACACGCCACGGTCTAATACTACCTTCACACTCGCATGATGGATTATAAACAACAGAATAATACCATTTTAAATCAACTATTCTTTGGATTATTTCACTCCTTCTTTCAACATTATTCCAATATAATAATCGATGTTGAATATTATTCCAATTAATTTCATTAAATTTCTTCTGATTCCATTGCAAACCTGTCTGCTCTATAACTGAAATAACTCTTGCTTCATCCCCTAAAAAACCCTTATGAATTGGAATAGAAATATCTTTATTGATATTAATTTCTTTTTGATCAACTTCATACCAACCAAGACCAAATAAGCGCATTCCAACATATATATCTATCGCTATTTCTTTTGAAGTATATTTTGAATTTATCCAACATGAACGACAAACCTTTTGTTTAGTAAATGGTGTTTCAATTTTAGCGAGCTCGTGACAGCCAGGAATAGTACATAATTCTTGTCGCATTACGAAAACTCCAATCAATTTTCTTCTTTTTTACGATATTTTAAAAAATAATAACCTAAGCCATCGCATTCATAACAAATATAGTACATAAAAGTATTTGTGTTATATAATTCTGTTGACAAATTTATATTGACTGTGATAGAATTTTAATATGAAATCAAAAGAAGTATTAAAACTATTAAGAGTCACTAGACCAACTCTTTCAAGATATGTCAAAACAGGATTATTAAAAGTTAAAGAATTACCAAATGGTTATTATGATTATGATAAAAATTCAGTATTTAAATTATTAAATGCCGATATTCCACAAGTTAATGGCATTTATTGTAGAGTATCAACTGCAAAACAAAAAAATGATTTAGAAAATCAACAAAATATATTAGAACAATTTTGTGTTAAAAATGGTCTTACAATACAGAAGATTTACAAAGATGTTGGATCAGGTATAAATTTTGACCGAAAAATGTTCAGAGAATTATTAAATGATGTGACAAATTATAAAATAGATAAATTATTTATTACTTATAAAGATAGACTTAGTAGAATATCATTTGATATGTTTTTGAATTTATTTAAAGAATTTGGTTGTGAAATAATAATACTTAATGAAATTGATGATGAAAAAACTATAGAAAAAGAGATATTTAATGAGATAATTTCACTTATTCATTGTTTTTCAATGAAAGTATATTCAAACAGACGTAAAGAAAAACTCAAATTAATACAGAAAGATTTAGAATTAGAGATTGAATCATGATGCTTGTCGAAAGACATATTGTCAAGAAAAACAAGCAGATAGATGAGTTATGCTTTTTATCAAAAAACCTCTATAATTATTGTAACTATTTGCTTAGACAAGAGTTTTTCAAGAATAAA